AAAAAGCAAGATGCTTTAAATCAATCTTTACAACAAACTCAAGCAGAACAAAAAGAACAGTTCAGTTCTTTCTTGCAAGATCAACAGAAAAAATTGGTATCAAAAATGCCAGAGTTTTCTGATCCAGCAAAGGCTTCAACACTAAAAGCTAATATGAAAAGCACACTTAACAATTATGGGTTTAACGACCAAGAAGTTGCTCAAGTGTACGATCATAGAATAGTGATGTTGGTTAATGATGCTATGAAGTACCGAAGTATGCAAAATTCAAAACCGAATATTGCAAAAAAGATTACTAAACCTAGCAAACCTTTTTCATCAGGTGTTAAGCAAGGCAAATCTGAAGCTAACTTAAAATTGAGGAGAGATAAGTTTAGTCGTCTAAAAAAATCTGGCAGTATGAAAGCTGCTCAAGATGTATTTTTAGATATGATAACTAACAAATAACCTCAACAATAAGGATATAACTATGGCAATAGTAAGTAATACGTTTCAAACGTATCAAGCTATTGGTGATAGAGAGGATCTAACAGATATTATTTACAATATCTCACCAACAGATACCCCTTTCATGTCATCAATCGGAAAAGAAAAAGCAACTGGTGTTTTACATGAGTGGCAAACTGATGCTCTAGCAGCAGCAGCAAGTGATAATCACCAAATAGAGGGTGATGAAATTAGCTTTGGAGCTGTTTCACCAACTGCAAGAATCAATAACCACACACAGATTTCAAGAAAAGCTGTTGTAGTTTCTGGTACTCAAGATGCAGTAAATAAAGCTGGTAGAAACAATGAATTAGCTTACCAAATCTCAAAAAGTTCAAAAGAACTTAAAAGAGATATGGAAACTACTCTATGTTTAAACCAAACTGGTACTGCTGGTTCAACTGGTGCAGCTAGAAAATTATCTGGCTTAGCTTCTTGGATTCAAGCATCTACAAGTGTTGGAACTTCTGGTGCTAATGGACAAGTATCAAGTGTTGATACTCCAGGTACAGCAAGAACTGATGGAACTCAAAGAGCCTTTACTGAAGCTCAACTAAAAAATGTTGTAAAACAATGTTGGGACGAAGGTGGAGATCCATCAATGATTATGCTTGGTTCTTTCAACAAACAAAAACTATCAGGATTTACTGGTGGCTCAACTAAAATGACTTCAGCAGAGGACAAAAGACTTGTTAATGCTGTGGACATTTACGAAAGTGATTTCGGAGCTATGACAGTTGTACCTAACAGATTCTCAAGATCAAGAGATTGTTTTGTACTACAACCTGATATGTGGGCAGTTGCCTTTTTAAGAGATTTCCAACTTATGGATCTTGCAAAAACTGGTGATGCTGAGAAAAAAGCTATGTTAGCAGAATACACACTTGTTTCTAAAAACGAAAAAGCAAGTGGTGCAGTATTTGATCTAACTACATCATAATACTTAATTTGGTGGGGGAGCAATCCCCCATCAATAATAAATCAATAATTTGTTTGGTCTTTGAAGTCAATGACGGAACGAAGCAATCAAAAAGGAAAATAACATGAGAACACTTAACGATTATTTTATTACATCTGCAATTCCAGATGTATCAACAGCATCATCTACATTTGTATGTGTACCAGATGGTGGAAGAATAATTAAAATTATTACACACAATAAAGCAACTACTACAGGAACAGCAGCTATCTCTTTTGAAATAGGTGGTGTTGCAGTAACTGGTGGAGCTATAAGTCATACAGCTTCAAGTTCTGCTGGTAGAGTAGCAACTGCTGAACCTACTGCTCTTAACAGAGTAGAAGAAGATGGAACAATTGAATGTATCACTAATGGTGGTTCAACAAATGCTTCTAAAATGGAAATAACTTTTATTATCAGAAGATAATTACAAATTTTGTGGGGATCTTGTCTAGCGATACTTCCCCACAAATACATAAAGGAAATAAATTATGCCAATGGTAGGAAAAAAAAAGTTTTCATACACAAAAAGTGGAATGAAAAAAGCTAAAGCCTTTGCAAAGAAAAAAGGCAAAAAAGTAAAAAGTAAAAAAGGAAAATATTAATGTCATACAATTATGCTTTAAGACCAGGAACTTCACAAAAAGTTTCATTCACAGCTTCATCTGTACCTTGCTCAACAGCTTTTGGAAGTCAAACAAGATTTGTAAGAATAGCAACTACTCATAGCTGCCATTATGCAATTGCTGTTGCTCCAACTGCTACAACAAGTGATGCTTATCTTCATGCTGGAGATTATGAAATTATTAAAGTTTCACCTGGCGAAAAAATAGCTGCAATCAGAAACACAAGTACAAGTGGAGATTTGTTTGTAACTGAAATGGGTGCTTAGTGGCTAAACAAAAGTTTGTCCATTTTATACCAAGAGATAAACCACCTAAAAGAAAAGGTGTTCATAAAAAATCTCAAAACAAATCAGAAACAAGACAAAAAAATCAAAACAGATATTTAGGTCAAGGTCGGTAATGAGAAAAATTAGTGAAGAAATAAATAAAAATATTACAGAAACTTTTTTAGATAATGGTAATGAGGGTGTTGTTCAAAAAAGATCATTAGATGTTCAACCAATTTTAGAAAATAATAAAAGGTTATATAATCAAAATGATGGTTATAGTCCTGACAAAGGATTAAAAAGAATAGCAACTATCCCTACAATCATTCTTGAGATTTGGACAAAAGAATATCACAAAGACCAAAACAAAGGTAATTGGTTTAAGTTACCTAAAGACATTCAACAAAAAATATTAAGAGAAAAATTAAACAGTTCTGATTATAGATATTTTAGAACATCATCAGGTAAATTTTAATGGCACTAACAACTTACACAACTTTAAAAGCATCAATAGCCAATTGGCTTAACAGATCAGATTTAACATCTGAGATAGCAGATGATTTTATTAAATTAACAGAAGCTGATTTTAATTCAAAATTAAGAGTTAGAAAAATGATAGCTCAAACAAGTTTTACTATTGATAGTGAAACAGAAGCTCTACCAACTGGTTTTTTACAAGTAAGAGATATTTATATTTTAAATGGTAATACAAAAGTTCCTTTAACTTACACAACACCATCACAAATGGATAGCACAGTTGGAACTTCTACAACTGGTTTGCCAAACTCATTTACAATTTTAGGAGATACTTTTAGATTTTCTCCAAAACCAGACGCAACTTACACAGCTTTTATAAATTATTATAAATCATTTGATGCACTATCAGATACAACTACAACAAATTATATTTTAACAACTCACCCAGCAATTTATTTGTATGGTTCTTTATTTCATGCTGCTAACTTTTTAGGTGGTATTAATCCTCAGCAAGTTCAAACTTGGCAACAAATGTTTGCAACAGCTATGGAACGATTAGAATTAAATGACAGAGAAGATCAAGTAAGTGGATCACCTTTACAAATTAGAGGTGAGAACACAGTAGCTTCTCCATTTATTTCAACTTTATAATAGGAAAAAATTATGCAATTACCTTTTGGTGAATGGTTGCCAGACCAACCAGATCATTTAAATCCTGGTGCAACTGTGGCGACTAATGTTTATCATGCACAATCAAGCTACAAACCAGTTAAAGGTTTAGTTGCTTATAGTGGTACATCTAATGTAACACAAAACGCAAAAGGTGCTGGTAGTTTCAGAGATAATACAAATACAGTATTTACCTTTGTTGGAACAAAAGACAATATTTACAAATTAACATCTGGTACTTTTTCTAGTGTAAAAGGAAGTTTAACAATATCAGGTGGAGATACAGACTTTTTTACTTTTACACAATTTGGTCAATATGTAATTGCAAGTAATGGAGTTAATCCTCCCATGTATTATTTAATGGGTACATCAACTAACTTTGCAACACTACAATCTTTAGCTAGTGCTAGTGGATCAGGAACAGTACCAGCAAAGTTTAGAGTAAGTGGTGTCATAAGAGATTTTTTAGTAACTGGTAATATTGAAAATGCAAAAAACAAGGTTGCATGGTCAGGATTAAATGATATTTCAGTTTGGGAAGCTGGTGTTAAATCATCAGATACTCAAGAACTACCAGGTTCTGGAGGTCAGATAGTTGCAATAACTTCTGGTGAGGTTGGATATGTTTTTAGACAAAACCAAATAACTAGAATGGACTTTGTTGGTGGAAATGTAGTGTTTCGTTTCTCAGTTATCTCTCCAAATAGAGGAGCTGTTTATGGACAAACAGTTTGCCAGGACAACAGACAAGTTTTCTTTTATGCAGATGATGGATTCTTTCAAATTAATGGCGACCAAGTATTACCGATTGGTGCAGAAAAAATAAATAGATTTTTTGAAAGCGATTTAAATAAAGCATTTACAGATAGAATAACAGCAGCAGTAGATCCTTTTAATACTTTAGCGATATGGTTATATCCAAGTAAAGATAATCCAAACACAACTGGTATTTGCGATAAACTATTGATTTATAATTATGTAACTCAAAAGTGGAGTACAGCTAATGTAAAAGCATCACAAATTTTTGAACAATTTGTAACCATTAACACAGTTGAATTAATGGATATTATAAGTGAGAAC